TTTGTGTTCAGCCGCAGGATTACGGTGGCAATGCCGCTGAATATGCCTGCCACCCACACCGCCGGCTCTACGTCGGTCAATATCGCTGTCGCCGTCGCTGCCGCGACTTGAACCAGTCCAAGCCAAAGCATCCTGCTCTCGTACCATTTTTCTGTGTCGCTGTTTACCAAACTCATGTCTACTCCTCTGCCTCGTCGAGGCCCTCTAACAACTCGCCCAAGTCAGGACGCGCTGTGCATCTGCATTGTACTGCTTCGCCCGGGTGCCCGTCGGGCGGCGGGTCGCCCCAAGAGTACCGCTTGCCGTTATACTTCCTATGCTCACTTCGAACACGTGAGTCTTTGGCGGTCGACCATACGTAGTGTTTTACGCCGTAATGCTTTTGCCTCACGCGATCGATCGTATTCGCGAGCTTCTGCGTTTGGTCGCGCGCGATCATCTTCGCTCGGCGCTGCTCGGTGCCTTTGTATTTACCTTTAAAACCACCAAGGTCGTACAGCTCTTGCTTTATAGACACACCGTCCTTACCACTGGTGAGCCCTTGCGATATGATTTTGCTCGCCCTCTGCTCGTACGATTTGCCTATTGATTTTATCAGCTTGATATTCTCTCGCACCGCGGCTTTCATCTCTTTGCCGATAGGCGTGTCATTGACTATTTTTCTGACGTCAACGCCGAGCGCATTCTTACAGTTGTCGACAAAAACTTTTCGCTCGAACTTGACGGCACCATCGACCATCTGCTTCGCGCCAGCTTCGACCTGCTTTGGTGAGATTAAATCAACACGCCGCAAAAAAGTTTCGAACGCCTTGACCATGACATCGTCAGTCTCAGAGTCGAGCACCGCATCGCCAACCGGTATGCCGTCCAGTGCTTTCATCACAGTGCTTTCAAATATCGACGCAACCTTCCGCGTGTAGAGCATCAGAAAGCGGTAGTAGCCGAGCTGCGTACCTGACAGCACTACAGGTGCTCTCCACCTTCTTGCGGCGGCCTTGCTGACCTTTCGCCTTTTACGCTTTGCCGTCATCTACTTGATCGACTGTCGATGTAACAGGTACCTTAGCCCCCGTCGCTGCCGGCAGCAATTCTTTCTCTACCGTCACGTTCACAATCTGACGTATTGCATCAATAGAGATGCTCGGGAAAGCAGTGGTAAGAACCGCCTCGGCCTGTCTTACTTCGATTGCTCCTGCCTTGACTAGCTGCGCAATCTCGAGCAGCGAGGATACTTGAGCACCATTGAGCGCTTCCTTTTGCACTTCTACACCAGTGCGTGTAACAGGGGCTTGTGTTGGCTCTGCTGGTTCTGGCGTTGTAGGTGTATCATCTACTGTCGGCTCATCGACGACCACATCGTCCAACTCTTCCAAGTCCTCAAGCATCTTCACATGCTCTTCGTCGATCGCTGTAAAGATTCCATCCTCTGACAGTTGCCTCGCGCCAAGCGACGCCGGCATGATGCCGCTCGTCACTGCGTTGACTACGTCAGTGACGCGCCGGTTGTTTATCTCCGAGTCCTCTCTTTTGTCAGACGGATAGATCGACTTGAATTCATAGTGCCAATCCTCGGGCATCTTGCCCCACAGCATTATGGCAATCATGCTGTCGGTAATTTCAAGAGCACTGCGGATGTGCCCATTCTGAAGGCCTTCGATCATCGACACGTAGTTGTCGGTATCGCTTTCACCCGTTGCGTTCAGCCCACCTGGAGAGATACCGAGTAGGCGAGTAACAGGTATCCCAGTCGCTGCCGAAGGCAACTGCAAAAAGCTTCCCATGGTTTCGACAGTGCTTCCGACCGACTTCAATTCGTGGCGGTTGTACTCTTCGTCTTTGTCGAGCAGCATCACTCCGGTTGTTCTTGTGATGATGTTACCCTCGGAAAACCTTGCTCTGACTTGCTCTGCTGTTTGCTTGTTGGCAAGACGCTCAAACAGCCGCGGTACTGAGACTATGTCGACATTGCTTTGGCCAACTCCGACATCGAGAGACTTTATGATTGACGAGCATGCCTCAATGTTTTTGATCAGCTCGTCATCAAACACGGACAGCCCCCACCCACTATTCTCAGCCTTGACTTTCCGCGGCGCCTCGATTCCGTCGAACCTAATGAATCGGCTATAGTGAATGTACTTGTTGCCTTCGTCGACCGGGTTGTTGACCACGTATAGCTCCGGCAGCCCGAAGTTTTTGTCAGAGTTGTCTTTGATGATTGACTCATTGACAGGTGTCAGCTCATTGCGGCTGAGTGGTATACAGTTGACGCTTCTGTTCCGAACCTTGCCAGGGTCGAGCGGCAGTGAGTTGTCGTCGCCCTCGACGGCGATGAACACGCCGCCACCGCCATAAAGCCTCGACCAATATTGCGCGATTCTGCACGCGCTCCTGATACCGATGCGCTGCTCCATCTCTTCAAAAGCTTGCACCTTGTCGGGGTCGATGGACGGCGTTGTTATTTCCCGCCATCTCTTGACGGCGTCATCGGCAGGCAGTGTGACGATGCGCTTGGCAAGCCAGTTGCTTGTGTAGAGCGCGGTCAGCAGCTGCTCGTTGTACCTTGTGGTGATCCACATATTGTACGACCGATTGTCATTCAGCGTGCCGATGCCTGTTACCATGTTGACCAGCGAGTCGCCAACATAGGCCTCGCTGCTACTGACGTCCTTTATGTCGTTCATCTTTTTGTCCTCTATCTATACAATAGCCCGTAGTCTAGAGTACTGCCCTCAATAAGCAGGTCCTCCAACGAGTCTATTACTGTATCGACGATGTCGTCATTCTTTGCTGTGCCCATGGTCGTAAAGCCTGTGAGCTCGGACACGACCGAATTAAGCCATGGCGCATGGGTGGGTAGCAACAACTTGCCCGACTTAATCAAAGGAGTAACACCGTGCATACGGGCAATCTTATCTGTGCTCCTTGGTATTCCTACAATCTGCACCCCGCCGCTTGCATTCAGAAATTCCCTGTCCCTGCTCACCGTTTGAATCAACCCAGTGCCGCTGGCCTTGTCCTCTACCTTGACATATGAGATGCCAGTGTTGTTCACACCAGTTACAAACCTGTGCTTGAGCACAAACTTAATCAATTCTTCGACGAGGTCCGGTGCCTCGACCTTCCCACGCCACAGGCCGATCATTGCGACAAAGTCGGACGCAAGTTTGACCGAGCAATTAAATACAGAGTAGTCGGCCGTCTCTTTTGCTTTCATCGCGCTGTCGACATAGATTCGCTTCGAGACAATCGGCACGTTGTCGACTGTTGATTCCTTTGGATCGTAAACCGCATAGTGTCCGAGCCACTCGACCTTGACCATGCCACCGCCACGGATGCGCGGAGTCTGCTGGTATTGAGACCAGTACACAAACTCCGACATCGGATTGTCTCTCATTGCCTCGAGCTCTTTACGGGTGTGCTTGTACTCCCACAGTGGGCCGGGTTCAAGGCCGTGGTCTACTGGGATGCCAAACTCGTTCTCTTCCGGATACTCGTAGTCCTCTTCAACGAGCGCAGGAATGAGCAGATGGTCCCAATACCCGTGCACCCCACTGGTAAGGAGATACGCGGTGATGTCGTCTTCGCACGTCCTCTGTTGGACAACGATAGTCGGGACGTCGCGATGCTCTTTGCGCGACTCGAACGTCTCAGTGTAAAAGTCTTGCGTCTTTTTGCTCTCCAAGCGCGAGCCGTTGTCAGACACATTGTTCGGGTCGTCCATTATCCTGCAGCCTGAGAACCCGACATATCCAGTGACGCCGGCGCCGAAGCCTGTTATCTGCCCGCCGACGGATGCTGCATTAAGCCCGCCACCGTACTCCTCGATTTCCCATGCTCTCTTCGCATTCTCGTCTTTGCGGAACGAGCACGGCCACAGCCGCTGATACAGCCTGCACTGCATCACATCGCGGACGTACCGGGAGCTCTTGAAAATCAAGGTCTCGGAATACGACGTGTAGAAATACCGGGAGTGTGGAGCCTTGGCGAGTGTCCACGCCACCCACAAAATTACGATCGCAAATGTCTTGCCATACCTTGGCGGGATGTTGACGATCAGATTTTTGATGTCGCCGAGGTAGACTCTGGTCAGCGTCTCGTAGATTTTGTGGTGGAAGCGCGCCTCCATCCAGGTGCGGCCGTACGCCGCTTTGAACATGACGCGGCAGAATAGCCCGAAGTCTCTCTCGAGCCGATACTTGAGCAACGCCAGTTCCTCCAGCGTCAACCTGTCGACGTCGAAGAGCCGATCGCTCACAGCATGTCCTCGATCTTGTCGTCCAGAGACTTCACAATCTTTTCAGTGATGACAACGCTCGGCACTCGGACATCGACCTTGCCGTCGAGCTTGAGACTCGATGCTGTCGTGTACAGGTACTTGGCTAGTGTCTTCGCCGCTTCCAGGCTCTGGCCAAGGGTAATCCCTTCGAGCAGGTCGTCTTCGGACAAGTGCTTCCCGACGCGCGGGTCAGTGCCGTTCATGACCGCAATCAAAAACTCGGCAGGCATCACGTACCCGTTGCGCTCGCAATAATCAGGGAGCTCGCGCATCAGGTCGCGGGTGGCGTTCCGTTTTTCAGCATGGATTTGATTTTTCGTTTTCTTCCGCATGACGCTTCAAACATACACCGTTCGACACATACAGTCAATAGTACTGTACAAATGATCATGTGGGATAACGTAGGCAAAAACAGAATCTTGTTTGATTACGTCTACTTATATAAGCGGAAAAAAGTGCCGCACGAAGTGGAGGTTAGACTCCGTGCGGCGGGGGTCCGTTGCGGATGAGGGAAAACCAAGCTACTGAACAATAGTTCAGTGCTGGCCTTTTGTCAACAACTTTTTGTTTCTTGCGATTTGTAGGCCGAGGCATGACCTGATGTCGTCATGGTAGGTTTGCGCTCCGACGTCGGTTATACTGTCACCAACATAGGCATACGACCCAGCAGTGACAAAACGATAAACGTACACATAGCAGGCGTCCAACAGACCAGTACTAAAGTCGATCATCGGCGATATGCTTTTTGATTTTCTCACCTCACACATCCTCGACCTCCTCATAGTCGACACCCTCCTCGAGCGTCTTGAAAGCGCCACCCACGGTCATCTCCCCGTCAATCAGCGCGATATCCTGCGCCATCGACAGGGCCGCCTCACGGACCGACGGCCCGGTGTAGTACTCGTCCTCACCACACAGCGGCCGCCGCAGGTTTTTAATTTTCACTCTCTTCATTTCTATCTCTTTCATAAATTATGTTCAGCACCGCCAACAAGGTGTTGCTGTCAGTCTCGATCGCCTCGGCTTTGTTCTCGTGCACGATTACGTAAGGTTCGTTTTCCATTCGTCTACCTCCTGATTGTATTGTAAGTCGTGGCGAGCGGATGTCGACTAGTAGTGGCGGATTTCCCAAATTACAAGGCGCCGATTGTACTGGCCCATGGGTTCTTTCATCGTCGAGAATTCGATGACTGGATACTGGCCGTCTTCTGTATATCGATCGAACAAGTCCATGAGCTCTTGGTACTCGGACGTCGACATATAGCCCTTGAGCAGCCGCTGAGCGCCCCAGCCATACACGTGCTGCCCGGTCTCTGCTAGGCGCTGTCTCATGTATCCCGAGCTGTGAGTATAGTGCAGGATCCAGCCGGCTTGGTCTTGATCGTAGGGGCCCCACGACAGCTCGCCCTGTAGGGCCGAGGATCCATGGTCAGCCGTGCGTGGTACCTCGGATATAATGTAGCCACCGTTTGGGTAGTATAGACCAAGCGTATAACGCAGACGCTGATATGTCACTCTGGGCAAACAGACCCCGCCCGTCGACACGCCATCCCGGATCCCGACGTGCGGATACCGATGCCGGTGTGGCCAGTACTCTTCGACGTCGTCCCACGCCTGCATGGTGTTGCCACACAGCCCTCGAGCTGAGAGCTGATAGAAGTATTTCTTCGTTTTAATCAACACGGTCGGTACTCCCCGCACCACCACGCTTTCTTCACTCCCGGATAGGCGCCAAGCTGCCGATACAGCGACGGGGCCGACACGAGGACCGGCGGGCTCCTCCGGCATACCGCAGAGTCGGGTCCATAATATGCACAATTCTCGCACGCCTCAACGCCGGGTTCGTCCATAAGAGCGTCTACGATACTATCACTCGAAGTTTCTCCGAGCGTCTTACATTGCTTGGTTTTATACCGGCTCATTTTTTCATTTGCTCCTTTATCAAAACCTCAGCCACGTCGGCCGTGAACTTGCAGAGCTCACGGCACACGGCCGTGTCAATCAGCTGCTGCTTCTTACAAAGAGACCGGCACCCAGCCACCTGCGTTGCGTCGACGAGCGCACAGGTATCCGGCATCGTGTCCCGACCAAGGTTGTCGCGCATCGACGCACAGCTGGTAAGCATTGCGGCCAACGCCGCGATAACAAAAAGGTTTTTCATTCTTCGTCCCGTTCTGCCACCTCGAGGATGGCCGCTGTTGTCTACGTCAAGTAGACGTACCACATACTTGCGTTGACTGCCACAAGCATGCTGATTATTGCCCAACACAATGCCTTTGCTTCGGCGACAGGTTCAACCACTGTCACGTGCTCCGGCCTGCGTCTCATCCTGATGTTGGCTGTTTTTTCCATATCGCCCTCCTGCTTGGAGTATAATGACGACTTCGATTGTTGTAAAGAGCTCGAGGACTATTTACTTAGAATAGCCACTTGGATGGGAAGGTCTTTGGCTATGACTGCTTTAGCTCTCCATCCGGGCGGGACGATATGCTTGAAGCCGTCGAAGTGGACGACCGAGTCGCCCCAGTCCTGGTGGTATCCCTCGTTCAGCATTTCGCTTTCGCGGATCATAACCAGCGTGCTTTGTGCCCTCACTCTTTTAACAAACACACACTTGTCGTTGTCTGTCAGGTCAGCGAGCACGCTGGATATATCTGCCTTCGGCATGTCGAAGCTTCTGATGTTGGGTGCCTTCTCCCGGTTCGACAACAAGTTCAAAGCCACCCACGATACGAATGAGGCTACGACCCCGACAAGGTAAGCCACGATTACTGTCTGCCCCATTCCTGCTATCTCGTGCTGTATCATTTCTTGTCTCCCTTCCGGGCCTCAAGCACATCGCGCACTACGGCCGCAATCATATCTACTATGAAAGCGATCAATACACCGATCAGTATTCCTTTTATCATTTCTTGTCTCCCTTCCGAGCCTCTCGGAATCCGACTACGAATCCAACAAGATAAGCTCCACCCGCTATCATCGCAATACTTACTATCTCACACCATTCCATTCTTCGCCCTTCTTTCGAGCGCTTCTCTGTGGCGATCATGCCGCTCGTCTGCGGTCACTATGTCTGCACCCGGTTTGTTCTCTGCCTCCCACACGGCGACCCGGAGGTCAGCGCACCACTGGTGCTCCCCCACCGGGTCGACGACATAATACTCAGCCGAGCAGTGTGGGACGCCATGCTCTTTGTTCAGCCTTGTCACTGTACACCCAACAGCTTTCTGGCGATTCGCTCGTCGACCTCGAGTTCGCGGCGCAACTGGCTGAGCTTCTCGACGATGGCTTCGTATTTTTTCAATGTCGCTTTTCGATCTGCATCGATCATCTCAACATAGGCGCCGATCATCGTCAGATACAGCTCGTATATGCAGTAGGCTGTTCCCTCCCGCGTCGTCACAATCCTGCCATCGACTATACCCGTTGGGTAGACTCGGCGTATTGCACCCTGCTTGATTGCGTAGTGGCAGTAGCCTTTTTCGATCGCTGCCTTTACCTCTTTCTCTGTTACCATCTCACTCACCTCTCATCAAAGCACGCACTCCTCGCTCTGCAATGCGCGCTTTCCTGGCAACCTCGATCGCTTTGTCGATTAGCTCATCCCGCTGCTTCCGTATTCCCACCAGTTCTGCGCTGGCCCGCGTCAGATACACTTCGTTAAGTCTGTACTGGCAGCCACACCAATCCACTACACATTGGCCGTCGTCAGTCACCGAGTACAGCGTCAGTACCTGGGCGGCATCAAATTCATCCAGATAATACAAGCGAAAACCTTTCTCGTTTGCCACTCTTGCTTCTTTCCGTGTTACCATTTTTCACGCCTCCAAAAAGTTGTTCAATAAAAAAGACCGGCGAGCATTGGTTGGCACCTAGAGCTCGCCGGTTATCACTCATACGTCACCTCCTGTAGACAGTATAAATACTGCCTCGAGGCAGCGCAACCTTATTTGCCGTCGACTTTATTGCGCTGCCAGTCGCGGGCACTGACCTCTGCCCACGTGGTCTTGATTGCATCGGCCAGGTTGATGTCCAACCGATTGGCGAAGTCAACGACGTAGATGATCAAGTCCCCGACGGCGTCGACGATTTCCGCACGGTGGTCTTCGCTAACTCGGATTCCCTGCGACTGCTTGAGGTACCCGTGATCAATCCGGCCGACCGTGGCGGCTATCCGAATAAAAGCAAACGCTGCCTCGCCGAGCTCCTCGCTCACTCCGACCAGCGGCTGCCAGTCATCAGAATCCGGGAAGTTGTGCTCTCTCCATGTGCGGTGGTCGTCCTGGAGCTTGCGCAGGTCGACGACGCCCGAATCGTAGACGGCTGTCTGCTTTTCGTCGTCGTCGAGCAGCTGCCCCTCGAACAAGTACGCTGACGGTGACGCACAAGAATCAAAATCAATGACTGTATCAGGCCAGGTATTGACGGGTTGATTTCCGTCAAACAACTTGACGCACGAGCCACCGTCGGGCACGTCGAGGAGCCCCGCCTTGTAACCAAGAATCCCTCTGCTGACGATGTCCGCCGTGCTGTACAAGGCGTACCCAACGGCCACCACAATCATCCCTGCTGCCGCCGCGCACACGTACCAAAATAGTGTTTCCATAAAAAACCTCCTTGCCCGCCTCCGGGCTTGTTGTCCGAATCAATGTATGTCGTGGGTGCTGAGCTGTCAACCCCTGGCCACTCGCTCTAAAAATTCAAGCGCCGCGCTCTCAGCCGCTCAGCCGCTCGGCCTGCCTCGAGGACAATGCCCGCAATCCGGTCGTGTCGAAGCGGGTCGTCGCTCTTTGCGATGTCGGCCACGATGCCTCTGACGTCCAGCATCAGCCGGAGGTACACTGCATTACGATACTCTAGCGCCTGCTCGTGGATGTTGTCCATTAGTCCCTCTGCCTGTTCGCCATCAGCGCGAGCGTGTCTCTCATATCGACAGGTGCGTCAGCACCACCTGGATAGAGGCACTCACGGCACAGTGTCCGACCGCGGAATGTCGTCAGCTCGTCGACCTCGAGGTATGCACCGCACTGGCAGCAGTAGCTCTTGCGGTTGCGGCCCTCGAGCATGTACAGCTCTTTCCGAATCTTCCGCAATCGGCCCTCGGTCAACCCGTACTTGGTCGAAATCTCTTTGTTGTAGCACCCGTCTTTAATCATCTCGTCGACGCTATCTTTGATAGTGCCGTCGTCGTAGAGCTTGTAGGCCACGTGCGCAAACACCCTGCGCGTGTCTCGAGCTGACCACTCAGGGTGGGAGGCGGTGAATACAGAAGGCGTGATGCCATCTACTATCGCGCTCTTGATCTGCTCACCGCGTGATGTGTGCTCGACGCCTCGGAACTTCAGCGTCTTCGAATGAAGCATACTCGATACCTCGCGAAATGCCGGTATCATATGGCTCATACCGATGCGCTCCAGGGTTTTGGCCGTGAACATGTGCTGGACTACGCTCATTGAGTACCCGGTCTGCTCGCTGATGTCCTCGTACTGCATCCCGCCCAGCCGGAACTCGGCAAGCTCACCATACCGCTTTTTGAAAACATTGGTGGTATCGTTGTAGGCCGAGTTCCTGGACTCTCTCGAGCCTCGGCTCATCAGCTCTCGGCCGATTGCAGCGAGCTCCTGCGCCAGGTGGCCTCGGCCAAACTTGGTCAAGTACGTCTTTAGGAGCGCTGCTCTTACAGTCGCGGCCGAGCAGCCTATGACGTCTGCGATTGTCTTAGACGTCATACCCTCACGTCGGTACTTGATCATCAGGTCAAGACGCCTCTGCTGCTCCTTGTAATGCCTGGTCGCTGTCTCATCTGATAGCTTCTCACCTTTTTGCATTTTTGCCTCCTTGATACGAGTCTACCTGACCGGCAGGCCGTGTCAACTTTTATCTACTCACTGGTCCGTAAAGCCGCCGGACAGGCAGCCAATCCCACCAGCCACTCGAAGTGGCCGGCAGGGTGGCTGTCGGTCCCTAGAGCGCAAAACCTGTACAGCCAATAATGTTTCCATCTTTGTCTCGGATTATATCGTCTGGGACAACACAGTCGTTTCTATCTGGCACTGCTTGTTTCACCAATCGCGAAACAATGAACAAAACACCAGGAAGTGGCTCTGGCAATCCGGATACGGCACCAAATACAACCCTTCGGATCGGAGGAGTACAATATCGTCCGTCATAGGCGTACCCATCATAGAATACGCCAGCACATTCAGATTTCACCTCGCATCTGGCGACTCCTCTTGATTTAAATGTTTCTCGAATGAGATTTTCACATCTATCATTTTGTTCCACATAGTGCACATCGTGCGGCGTGAGGTTTATAATCTCATTATGTGGCAAGCAGACATTCTTTTCGCCACAGTTCGGACACTCTTTTTCGAAAATTGAATATCCTTCACTGTCAAACCCACAAGATGCACAAATAACTTTTTCCATTTTATCTCTCCTTTTTGCCCGTAAACAGGCAGCCAATCCCGCCAGCCACTCGAGGTGGCCGGCAGGGTGGCTGTCGGTCTTAGAGCTCGCACCACACCAGACTCGGGTCCTCGTCCGCGATGTCGAGCGCCTCACCAATCGTGATGTCGGTGCGCTCGACATCGGTCGGGTCGGCGTACTTGTTGAGAATGATTCTGTCATCGTCTTCCTTCATGCCGATTGCTACATATCCAGTTACTATTGATCCCATTGTTTCTCTCTCCATTGTTATGCCTGTAGACAGGCAGCCAATCCCACCAGTCACTCGGGGTGGCCGGCAGGGTGGCTGTCGGTCCTCCTACTTGTCGTAGAGTCTGCCTGTTTCCGTGGTGAAAACCTTTCGGAAGACGGCGCTACTTTTCGGTCGGACGATTGCCATTTTCTATTTCCCTTTTTGCCGGAAGCCTTGTTGCCTCCTGACACTATTAGTGTGTGCACTCGTTGGAGGATGTCAACTCTCGAGCTCGAGGAATTTCTGAAAAAAACTTTTCTCAAGCGAGCTCACGCTTGCAGCGCATGTGCCACATGTACTTATTTCACTGATTGAATAATCGGCTCGAGCGAGCTCACGCTTACCACATGCGCGGCGTTTATTGGTCGATAGGTGGCGGCGAGTGACGACCTGTGACGCATGCGTCACTCTCGAATACGTGTTTAACTACAAACACTTGCGCCGAAAAAATTCAAAAAAGTGACGGTGACGCATGCTTCAGGAAAACTTTTTTATTTTTCTTCTACTATACCTATTTAGGTATAGCAGTACCTAAATACTACCATAAGGCACACCCTCATGCGTATATACCTATATATATGCGTCACTGCGTCACTATATAATATAAAACACTGAAAATAAAAGGATTTTTAGGCTGGAATTGCGTCACTATTGCGTCACTATTGCGTCACCGTGCGTCACCATCCGACACCAGAAACGCTCAAAACGCTCTGAGCGCTCTGCACAAAGCCGCAAATCGCCTGGCTTCGCCACCCTTGGCAAGATGCCTGCAGACAAAATAAAGCGATTGTAGAGTGCGTACGTAATCTAGAACTAGTGAACTCAGAGAAGTTTAAAGGCTGTCGTCATGGTCGTCGAATCTATCTGGTGGAAGTCCGTTCAGTATGAGGGGAAAGTACCTCGCCTTGTTGTTTTTCTTCTTTTCGTATCCATTCGACACGAGCTGGCCCGAAAAACTATTCATGCCTTTGTTTTTGTATCCGAAGTTCTCGCACCAAGTAAAGTAGTCTTCAAAGAGAACGCTCGCTGCGGTCCTCCTGTTTGGGTCGTTGACATCGCCAGGAAGCGTCCTGTCGTTAATCCATTGCAACACCCTGTCTTCTTCCTCACGGTATTCTTCTCGGGCCTCTATGAGTGCAGTAGGGAGCTTCTCTGTCAGTGGTACGTCCTTATCCTCGTACCACCTGATCGCTCCTTCCACTACCCACCGCAGTATTCCCGAGGCTTCGCCGAGAAACTTGTCTTTGAGCGACGAATCGACGTTTTCAGCAGCCACTATGGTGTCGAATGGAACGAGCACAAGGCGCCGCCACATGGCGTAGCCGCCATCTTTTATCCGGGGCTTTGGGTTGGTCGTGAGAAACACAGTGTGGGTAGGGTCGAACTCGGCAGCGTCTTTATAAAGCCGGGCTCCGACAATCGGCTCATCGCTTGTGAGTGCTTTGATTTGGGCCTCGTCAACAGCCGCACCCTTCTTCGTCTCGTTGCTCACCACAAGCCGCTTCCCGCGCAGTGCCGCCCCAGTGCGCTTGTAGTCGTCACCACTTCCGTTTGCGCTGCCAAGGAGACGCTTGCTATCCACTGTGCAGGAGTAGTCCTTGCCGAGTATGGCTGCGACTGTATTGACCAACAGCGACTTGCCGTTGCGCCCAGGCCCGTGCAAGATGACCATCATTTGCTCGACCGTCGAACCGGTAGCAGCATAGCCAATCGCGGTCTGCATCCAGTCCCTTACATCTCTGTTAGGCATCACCTCGCGCAGGAACTTTTTGAAGCGGGGTGCCTCGGCTCTCGGATCGTACTTTACTTTTGCGAGATTGGTTAGACGGGCGCTGCGCGAGTGAGGACTCAGCTGCCCTGTCCGAAGGTCGACGATGCCGGACAGTGTGTTGAGTGTGTATTTGTCACTGTCGAGAGCGTCACTCGGCACGTGCATCATTTCTTTCGATAGGTTGACTGCGCTCTTCAGTTTGGCTTCACTCTCAGACTTCGTGGCCCAAGCCCTCACGCGCTTGTCGTCGGCCAGCTCTCCAAATTGTCTCACTGATGCGATTGCTTTGCTGATCATCCGAGGCTTGTTGTCTGGGTCATCGTCGCGAGCATAGCGCATCCCGTCCCACACCAGCCAGCCTATAGAGCCATTGTAAAGGCAGTCCTGCCCGCAGTACTTTACCAGGCGCTCTGCGTTGCCGAGCTCGGTCAATGGATAGCGCATTGCCTCGTGCTCTACAGTGTCGAGCACCTCGCCCTCGTCGACAAACTCGTCGACAACCTTTGATGCCTTGAACGAGTCGCATCTCGCCGAAAACCAGTCAGGTACTGCAAGCAGCCCGCTGTGCCCGTCGGCATACAGCTGGAGCACGTGGCCGTGTGTGACTTGCTCAACACCATCGTCCTTGCCAAGGCTCTCCCAGCGGCCCCACACCGTGCCGTCGCCATCGTACCGCGGGTCGCTCGCACTCCAAGCACTGAAGGCATCGTAGCCAGCACCGCCGGTCATGTGGTGGCAGGCCATCGCCATCCGAAGCCATTCGTCCTGGTCGCGGAAGTCTTTTGGATCGAAATCGTTAAGCAGCTCGGCCAACTCGTCGTTTGACAGTCCGAGCGACCCGACGGCGGCGCACGGTTTGATGCGTCTTTCCTTTACAATCTCCTTGAGCAGGGCGGGCGGCGCCGCAGGCGGTTTGTTAGCCGACCAGTCAGACCACTCGTCGAGCTCGTAGTGCTGGCCGCCAAGGTAGTGGAAAGACCCTGCGCAGACTATGTAACTCTTTGCGTTGCCTGCCAAAAAATCAATCCCAGGATAATCTCTCAGTGTCTTGCGCGTTACGGTATCGGCTCGCTTTCTGAATATTAAGTGCCGCCCACCGCTCCCAGTGTGCACCACCAGCGCGTGCTCCTCGATGTCGTCGAGGGACAGGTCCTCCTTCAGCCGCTCGAAGCTCTCATCGCCTCCGTGCCGCGGGTCGATATCGACGACGAGAGCAGTGTCGGGCAGCCGGAGACCAATGTTGTAGCCCGTCGCTGCCGCGTCGTCGAGCTCGGCGCCACTCTTGAGTTTCTCCGTGTGCTCCTTGAGCAGCGGCACCTTGCCGCAGTTTTTTAGATCGAGCTTGGCTCGCGAATCGAGGATGATCGGCCGGTACCCCCACGCCCGGAATATGTCGAGGGTGTGGGCCGTCACCTCACCACTCGTCCGCATCGTCGAGTAGTCTATGGCCATGCCTTGCCTTTTTCTGTGCTCGGCTTTAGATTTTGGTTGACAACGGGGGCAGGAAACATTATTGTGATTTCGCCTCGTATCATTTAATCCAATCCTTTTCTCGCCGCCGCCGAACACAAAAGGCGGCGAGAACCATCTTTATATGATCGACAAGTCGAGTTGTCAAGCGGCGTCGTGTTTGGGGCGTGGTGAGTGGTGGGTTAGAACGAGCTGAACATGTGGGCCAGCATATGCGCCGCTTCTTCGTCGGACGGGTAGTCGTAGTCTTCTTCGATCATTTTTCTCCAGTTCCTTGTTCAGCCTCAAATACTGGGCATCTGTAACATAACACAAGTTTTGGTCGCAACTCGTCAGGGTTCGTATTCCAGATTCTCTTACCTGTCCACCCGTCCGTCCCTTTCCCTGCGGTCCTCTTGCACGTGTATCCTTTAGTTTCCCCCACCACCGTCCATCCTGCCCTGATGTACAATTCGCCTGTCCTTGGTTTCTCTACCAGTGTCTCAAAACCTACGCAAACGTCGCCGTATTTGCTCTGCCAGTCTCTTCTGGATTGATCAACAAATAGTCTAACTACAGAGGATGTAAAATTGCGCATTGGGTACTTACCATTTATTGGCGACACGTTAAAAAATATGTTATTAATAATGCTATTTAGATTTCCTATATTTATACCGATGAAATCGTTTCGTCCAGGCAAAAACCGTGTGGCTGACCCTGCAATAGTATGGCCATAGTATGCAGAATTGTAAAACACCGCATAGCATATATTACGACCAACAAATCCTTTTGGTTTTGAGTAATGCCCGTCCATCCTAGATAGTAGGTTTTTATCTGTCTTTTTTGTTTGCCGCAGTTCTAGCATCTCTTACAGTATGCGTCCTGCACCTGGATTGTCAACCCCTGCAAAAATAAAAAAAAAAAAAAAAAAAAAAGCTTGCGCTGCCGGGCTGTGCGATTAAGCTGTATGCAGGCGGCAGGAAGCGGCCTACCAAGCAAGAGGAAATCTAAATGTACGTAAAGACACTCCCGAACGGTGAGAAAGTCTACGAGACGGACGTTACACAGCAGATGATAAAAGATGCTTTAAGCACCACATATACGCAGCAGAGCGGGCTTGTGAAGGCTCTGGCAGCAAAGCCTAGCAGGTCGATAGGGAAGACAGAGAAAGCTATTCTGTCGAAGATCAGCAACAAGCTTCCTGCTGACCTCGGGGCCATTTCAAAGTGCCTTTTGTATGGCAACTTTTTTAAGCCCATGAAGAAGAGTGAGCATGCGGCCATCTTGAAACTAATCAAAAAAAGGGAGCTTAAGGTGGTAGAGATCAGCGATCCGGATGGGAAGTACGGAAATGAGTCAATTGGATCCACTGGTAGGCGGCGTTTTTTGGTCAAGACCTACCAAGCGGGAGGAAACACAAGATGAAAATAACAGTTGACATGGTAATGGGACTAGGGCCTTGCTCGCGCTACCCACGTGCGCGAGTGGAAGCGTTGTGGGGTGGCCGCGAGTCGCTGACGCCGACGGAAGTCAGCGGGTTGCCGATACCGGCCGCAGACATTGAGTGGCTGTTTAGGGGTCTTGTTAGAAAGGCTGACCGCCACGCGATCCTGTTTAACCCTATTGGCCGGTGGCGAGACCGGTGTTTTTGCAGCAATGAGCTCGCTGACTTTTTGGAAGGGGTAGAGTAATGAAAATAACAGTTGACATGGTAATGGGACTAGGGCCTTGCTCGCGCTACCCACGTGCGCGAGTAGAAAAGCTGTGGTCCGGTAGGGAGTCGCTGACCCCGACGGAAGTCAAGGAGCTGCCGATACCGGCCGCAGACATTGAGTGGCTGCTCAGAAACCTTGTTAGGAAGATTGACCGCCGCGCGCTTTATGCGATAGAGTGGAATAGTAACTGCTTTTACAACAACAGCGACCGCAAGCTAATCAACGATCTCGTTGAATTTTTAGAGGAAAGATGAAAATAACAGTCGATATGGTCATGGCTGAAAAGCCTTGCGAGGAGTACCCGCGCGAGCGCGTGGAAAAGTTATGGGCCGGACGAGAATCGCTGACACCGACCGAGGTTAAGCAGTTACCGGTCCTTGACGAGGCACGCGCTTGGCTGCTTGGAAGAATGGTAGATCGCAGCGACCCAACAAGAAGCGTTGCACGGATGATAATGTCTGACTGCCTGGACTCGCCGCGCACTCACAGTACTTATAACGAGTGGCTTGATACAGGTGACAAAGACCTCATTGGTAAAGCGTGGAAGGCAGCGTGTAGACTGTACGGGATGCACGTCTGCGACATCGTCAGTGGCGACTTGTGGGAAGCTGCGATGGTGGCGGCTCAACCAATCGCCCATGACATAGCTTTCGGTGTCGCTAATGCGGTATCATGGCATAGCAGTGAATCAAATTGTCCGGCAGAAATAAGTAAATCATTGGAAAAATACATCGGATGGATGGCTGAATTTTTGGAAAGTGTTTGATAATGGACAACAAGAAAAAGTACGGTCAGTTTTTTACGCCGAAGTCGTTGGCTGATAAAATGGTCGAGACTGTAATCAATCGGCTGGAAGCAAGGAAAGGGATGCTTCGGTTAAGCCCTCGTGAACTTATGCGGCTGACTGTACTCGACCCAGCTGTCGGCTCAGGGGAGATGCTCACGTCATGGTGTGTTGCTGTTGCTGACCGTGTGTATGATGCAGAGCGCAGTTGGAGAGATAAGCTTGTGGGGGCGATCGTATATGTCGACAAGCACGAGCAAACAGGCGTTGTGTTAGATTGTATAGATGGGCCAGCATATATCGAGGATGTTGGAAGTGAGCTGTACCGACCTATGCTTGTTGACTACGGCAATGACGATAAAAATTGGGTCTCTGCGTGGGACGTGAAAGTTACAACTTTAAAAAGCAATGACGACAAATGCTTCGACCAAGAATATCAAAAGATACTTGGTGAAGTTGCAATGAACTGCTATGGATATGACATCGACCCGTCGTGCGTCGAGCTGGCCAAGCAAAGCCTCTCTGATTTGGCTGGTATCCCGGCCGCCTCTTTTGATAAAAAGATACAGTGCGCCGACTATTTGCTTATGGAAAAAAGTTACGTATTTATAGACATCGTGATCATGAACCCGCCGTACCTCGGTGGTGGGAAAATCTCTACCGTGCTCGGTGACGACTACAGAAAGCAGCTGAAAAAGCAAATGGAGACTTACCATGGCAGGGCCGACTTGTGCTCCTACTTTATCCAGCTTGCGTACGACCACGTGAACGACTACGGCGGGCTCATTAGTGTCGTGGCCACCAACACGATAAGCCAGGGGCAGACGCGCAAGTGTGGCCTTAAGACGCTCGTCGACAGAGGGTGCGAGATTTACAACGCAGAGACAGACGTGCCATGGCCAGGTGATGCAAAAGTCACCGTCAGCATTGTGCATTTGGAGCTAGAATAGAAAGGGAAACAAAATGCCACAACCCGGAAAACGAAAAGACTACCGACTGTCAACAAACAAAAAGTTTTCGGTGCGGGAAAGAAAGCGATTGCTCGAGCACTGGAAGTGGGAGAGCCTAAAGCGAATGACTTACGGTCTGAAGACTGGGTACTACGTCCCTGACGTGCTCCGCTATGAGCTGCGGAAATGCGAGCGAGCCACACGAAAGACGAAAAAGCTTTGGTTGAAAAAGGTGATTGACAAAATCGTGAAGGGGCTGTAGCTTTTTGAACAGCCGAGCAAGCAACCAACAAAAAATAAAACCGGGCAATCAAGCCCACCAAGCGATCCCAAGGAGGGACAAAATGAAGTTATCAATCACAGACATCGAAATCACCGCCAATCCGGAGTCACTAAACGCCGTGCTGGAGCTCATCAAAGCATGTGCCAACGCCGAGACTCCGACACAGGATGCAAAGGCCCCGAAGCCGAAAGCGGCGAAGCCCGTGGAGGCTGAGAAGCCCACAGAGACAGAACCCGAAGAAGCCACCGAAGACGACGCCGAGGAAACCCCGAAGCCGTCGAAGACAAAGGCAACGAAAGCCAAAGCGTCGAAGGCCAAAGCAGCGAAGCCGCCGAAGGACGACGACGAGCTGTCCGAAGAGGAGCAAGGTGCACTCGACGACATGGACGAGGCCGAGCTGCGCGAGGAAGTCAAGCGCTTGGTGCCGGAATACAAAGCAAAGATCGGTCTCGCCAAACTCAAGAAGCTGGTCAAGGACGCGGGCGGGACCGACGGAAAGTCGGTTAAGCCATCACTCATCCCGGAGGAAAACCTCATCGACACGATCAAGCAGATGGCAGCAGACCTCGACGAGGTGTAGCACATGAAAACCGATCACATAATGATTGACATCGAGACGCTTGGTACGTCGGTTGACAGCGCCATAATCGCAATCGGGGCGATACGGTTCAACACGTACCCGGACCAGTACCGCGAGGTCGACAAGTTTTATACGGCGGTGTCGCTGGACAGCAACCTGAAGGCAGGGCGCGTCGTGGACCAAAGCACGCTGCGGTGGTGGATTGACACGAACGCAGATATGCTTCGTACAATGCTCAGCAGCGACAAA